ATATTCTTTTTTGTTTCCATATTTAACACAGGAAAAGAAAGGATAGTTATCTTGTAGCCATTGTATCTTATCTTCGTCTATCATAGAATATATTTATCATTCTAAAAATTCACTCTCTGGAAGATAAATACTACTATGATAAATTTTAACTTATACCAATACCAACGAGAAATAGAAGTTGTTGTCTTGGACGCTGACAACAATACAACTATGACTCAATACCTGGGGAATATGCCAATGTATGATAACGCACACAAACTACATAAGGGTATCGACAATACTCTTAGATTTAAATTTAGGGACACAGACAGAAAGTCAATAGACCTTACAAATAAAACTGTTATATGGAAAATGTATGACAGAGAATCGAGAGAAAATGTTCTGTTTCGATATTTGACAGTAACGAATGCAACGAAAGGGATGGCAATGTTAGAAATCCCAACTTCAGATACTATATTACTTCCAGAGGGATTTTATCAGTTCGCCATGTACACAGTCGAAGATGGCGTAGAGCAAATAATTTACACTGACACAAATGACAATGCTCATGGTGTTCTTGAAGTATTAGATGATGTTTATCCTGAGTTCGAAAACTCACAGGAAACAGCAACGTTCTTTGATGATGGTACTAGATTTATCTCAACAGTATTTGATGGTGCTGGTAACACTATTAAATCAAAATCAATACATACATTTGCTGTATATTATAACGGATTTACAGGAGTTATAAAAATAGAAGGTGACTTGAGTGAACAACCTAGTACAGCAGACCAAGATTGGTTTGATTTAACTCCAAGACTTATGTATGATCCAGATATTACAATTAATAACGAAACTGGAGTTCAAGGATATGTCGTACAAGCCAACGTTAATTGGATGAGAGTTACACATCTTAATACAGCAACTGGCACTGTAGATAAAATTATGATGAGAAACTAATCATATAATCACTTGACTTTTTGCTTCCATTATAGTATTATAACTGTATGGAACTTCAACAAACGGTTTATCAATTTATTCCCGGTAAGACAAGACAAAGTTCAGGCGGTTGGCTGAGTTTTAATTGTCCGTGCTGTATCGACCAGGGAGAATCTCGTGGCGATACAAGAATGAGAGGTGGATTGAAGACAGAGGGTGATTTAATATCATATCATTGTTTTAATTGTGGTATTACAGCATCTCACAGAAAAGGTCACGTTATAAACAAGAATTTTGTTAAGTTTATGAGATTATTAGGTGTTGCTGAAAGTGAAATAAAAAGATTGCAAATTGAAAGTATACGAGATAAAGAGTTATCAGAGGGTCCTTGGGTATTTGCATCAAAGACTCAAACGACAAGAATTCCATCATTTCCCGGTATGAAATTGCCCGAGAACTCAGAATTGTTAGATGATATAATAAATAAAGAATCTCCACCAGAAGGCGCGATTATGGCTGCTAAATATCTTTTAGACAGAGGTTTATATGACTTTGTTGATACATATTGGAGCAGTGCATTTGGATTTAAGAATCGTGTTATATTTCCGTTCACACAAGGTGACAGAGTTGTAGGTTATACAGGAAGAGATTTTACAGGTAAGTCAGAATCTAAATATATGACGAAACAACCAAAGAATTTTTTATATAATTCTGATAAAATAAGAGAAGATAAAGAGTTTTTAATTGTAGTTGAAGGAACGATTGATGCGGCAGTCTTAGATTGTATTGCAATAATGAGTAATGAAGCATCACAAAAACAAATTGATTATATTAATCAGTTTAAAGGGGAAGTAATTGTGTGTCCTGATAAAGATAGTGCAGGAAAGAAACTAATATATCAGGCACAAGAAAATGGTTGGAGTGTTTCATTTCCAATCTGGGAAGAACATATTAAAGATGCGGCAGATTCAGTAAAAGAATATGGAAAATTATATACGTTAAAATCAATTGTTGATGGCCGTATAAGTAATAAAACGAAAATAAGTGTGAAAACACGTATAATGTAACGTAATCAAACTCAAGGTAGCGGGTGACCCAAACGACCGCACTAAAAAGCGTAGGAGAAATAATGGAAAAAGATATAGATATTAAACAGAATATAATACCGAAACCTAAAGAAATGCCAGAAGCGCCACCACCGCCACCAATGCCAATGCCACCGCCTCTACCAAAGCCGCCAGGCGAGTTTCTAAGGGATAATGGTATCTTGCATATGGATAAAGAATTTAATCAGGAAAATTGTATGCCATTAGTTAAGATGATTATGGAGTATAATTTAATGCCAGAAAAAGAGGCACCAGAAATTATTCATTTGTATATTAATAGTCCAGGTGGATTTGTTGATAGTTGTATGCATTTAATTGATGTTGTAAAACAGTCACGAATTCCAGTATACACATACGGAATGGGCTCAATTGCGTCCTGTGGTGTTATGCTTATGATGGCTGGTAAGAAAGGACATCGTTATCTAACACAAAATACAGCAGTGATGTCGCATGAATTTAGTGGTGGGACTCGTGGTCAATATCACGATATGCTAGATGCACAATCTCATATGGAATGGACGAATCAGAAACTTCTTGAACATTATATAAAATGTACAGGAAAGAAACAAGCATACGTTCGTAAACATATGTTAGCACCAAAAACAGACCATTGGTTGACTCCAGAAGAGGCAGTCAAACATGGTATTGCAGATATAATAGTTGAAACATATTAGTATTGACAAAATGGTAATAATTTTGTATAATAGAGTAATAACTCCAGAGAAATAAATGTCAGAAGTCAAAAATTATTCCGCAGATATGCAGAAATTATTCGTTCAGTTCATGCTGACCGATCCTCAGTTATTCACTAGAATCATGGGGATTATTGATGACCGTCACTTTGATAGAGAAGTCCGAGATGTTGTAAAATTTCTTATTTCGTATAGTAATGAATATCAGACTATGCCAACAGTTGAGCAGATAAAAGCAGAAACTGGGCAGGTAATAGAGTTACTTGATAGTGTAGAACAACATAGTGACTGGTTTATAGATGAGTTTGAAACATTCTGTAGACATAAAGCAATTGAACGAGCAATCGTCAATAGTGCAGATTTACTTGAAGAGGGTAAATACGGTGAAGTAGAAACAACTATCAAAGATGCAGTTCAGATTGGTTTAACTAGGTCATTAGGTACAGATTATTTTGATAACCCAAGAAAACGCCTTGAGAATTTAAAAGATAATAATGGACAAGTTACTACAGGTTGGAAAGATTTAGATGATAAACTTTATGGTGGTATTAATCGAGGTGAAGTAACTATCTTTGCTGGTGGCTCTGGTTCAGGTAAATCATTATTCATGCAGAATATGTCATTGAATTGGGCACAGATGGGAATGAATGTCGTTTATATTACCTTAGAATTATCGGAAGAGTTGTCGGCGATGCGTATTGACGCAATGGTAACTGACCGTAGCACCAGACGTATTTTTAAAGAACTAGATGATGTTGAATTGCAAGTTAGAACAGTTGGTAAGAAATCTGGAATGCTTAGAATTAAATATATGCCATCTGGTTCAACAATTAATGATGTACGTTCGTATTTGAAAGAACTTCAAATCGTTACAGGCAAAGTAGTTGATTGTGTATGTATCGATTATTTAGACCTTGTTATGCCAGCAACTAAGAAGGTTAATCCTGGCGATTTGTTTATTAAAGATAAGTATGTTACAGAAGAAATGCGTAACTTTTCTATGGAAACACAGACAGTATTTGTTACAGCATCACAATTAAATCGTTCAGCAGTCGAAGAAATTGAGTTTGACCACTCTCATATTGCTGGTGGTATCTCTAAAATTCAAACTGCTGACAATGTTATTGGTATCTTTACAAGTAATGCAATGAGAGAACGCGGCCAATATCAACTCCAATTATTGAAAACACGAAGTTCAAGTGGTGTTGGTTCTAAAATAAATCTCGTATTTGATAGAGATAGTCTAAGAATTAGTGATTCAGATTTAGATGATGATGATTTGGCAGTCGGAACTCAAGACTCACAAACTTCAAAGGTGATGAACACATTAAAAAGAAAAAGTACCATTACAGGCTCTGATGACACTACATCCGCTATTCCACCAGAGAAATCAGAGTCAGCCATAAATCTTCGGGCTATGGTAAAGTCAAAAAAATCTAATCCATTTGATGATAATTGATAAATACTGATAATAGAGAAATTATCTCTTGGAGAACAATTTTATGACTAGAAAACCTCGTAGAAGTCTATTTGAAGAGTTAAACTCGATGGCGATTTCTAAAAATGAGCCAGAAAGATTTGTCGAACAAAAAGGCGAACATATAATTTCTGGCGCAATAAATTTAATTGAATTCATACATCGTGAATTTGATGAGGAAGTTGCATTAGATTTAACTAAACGTCTTGTTAATAGCATACGTAGTGGTGACATGAGAAAGTTCAAACGAGGAATAACTCATGCGAAACGAAAAAATGACACTTGAGCAACAGTTAAAAGAATTAAAAGTTCTTGCGGGCATCTATAAACCATATCAACCAAAAGATGAACCACAAGAAAATATTTCTTATATAGGAACTGCTAAATCTAAGTATCAAAAGAAGCATAAAATAGAACCAGGAACAGATGATTGGTTTAGACTTTGGTTTGCTCGTCCTAGATTAACAGGCGAGTCTCCATACGGCAAGGAATGATATGAAGATTAAAGAACTTAATTTATGGAAAGGACGAGAACGTAGATTCAGAGGACCTAGAAAACCTCGTAATGTACAAATTGGCTTTCATAAGAGAATGAAAGAACTTATTGACGCCGCTATTAAAGAGGCAGATAATGGAGCAAGAATTCAACACTTAGAAGACTTGATTATATGGGATGGCTCTAATGGTGGAAAATACGCAATTCAAAAACTACATCAAGTAGAATCTTCACCAAAATCAATCAGCATCAAATGGGATGGCTCACCAGCCGTTATCTTTGGTAGAAATGCAAACGGAGAATTCGTATTAACCGATAAAAGTGGATTTACTGCAAAAGGTTATAACGGAAAAGTTACAAGTGGCGATGATTTAGAGAAAATGTTTCTAGGTAGAGCCAAAGGTGAGATAGATGATAGTAGACGAGATTTTGCATCAAAGATGAAGAACATATGGAACACTGTAGAAAGTGTTATACCTGACGACTTTAGAGGATACTTACATGGTGATTTATTGTGGTTCTCTACTCCACTGTCAAAAAATGGCAGACTTACATTTAAACCAAACGTAACTACATATTCAGTAGATGCTAAAAGTGATATTGGTCAAAAGATTACAAAGTTTGATGTCGGTATTGTAGTACATCAGTCTATTGACTTAGAAGGAAATAAAAATAGTGTAGATATGGGGCAACTTAGAGGTGGTAAAACATTTATTATGCCACCAGTATATGTTACTCACTCTCCTGGCGTTGACCTTCCAGAAGTAGACAGATTAGAAAATTATTTAACAGCAAATGCTAAATCAATTGATACATTACTAGCAGTACCACCCGAATTAAAAATGGCAGACTTTGGTAATATTCTTTACACTTATATTAATAATAGTGTAAAAGCAGGCAACCTAGATAAACTAGGAACAAATTTTAGTCAATGGGTTGAAATCTCAAAACTAAGTGGACCTAAGAAAGAACGAGTGGTTCAATGGATTCAACAAAACAGTGATGGCTTTGAAGCAATATTTACATTCATCAAAGGTGTTATGACTACAAAGAATAAGATTATAAAAACGTTAGATTCTCAACCAGCAGATATAGAAGCCATCACAAATGGCGAAAAGGGCGGGGAAGGATATGTAATAGATAAAGACGTGAAACTAGTGAACAGAGCAGGATTCACGGCAGCGAACATGAGGCAAGAGAGATAACCAGTATCACTTAATTAGTGCAAGTAATTATAGGAGAACTTGGATGGGCAAAAGAGCAGTACCATTTGTACAAATAAAAAGAAATGAAAATACTCGTAAAGCAGTAGCATCTAAGAAACACATGAGTCATAGTTCGTTTAGATGTAAAAGACATCCCAATAGTAAGAGATGTAGGAATGGCGCTGAGAGATAAATACAATTAGATTAAGAGATGAGGGGGGGAGTTATGTTTAAGGAGTCTAAAAAACACCTTATTGATAATGATATGACTTATTGGGAACATTTTATCTTTGCATTTATGTTTATGATAGAGTGTTTAAAGATGGTTTTAGCATTAATCGTACATATGATTATACCAGGAGTTTTTACTACATATTCAAGTGAAAAAACTTTTGAAAATGCAAAAATGTTAGAAGAAATGGAAAGAAAATAGATGGAACAATATAGAGAAAAGTTACAACTTGTAAATACATTGTCTGAAAGTAGATTATTCAGAACTAAAAAGATGGCCAATGATGTCAATATAGATGACGCGAGTGATTTAGTTTTTGTCCACTTTCTTGTATTGAATATATTTAATAAAGATTATGATTTTGCCCCATTGGCATCTGACGTAGCATCACGTACTATGGTTTATAGAAATTTTGATTATTTCAGAACAAATGGAACGGATATGTATATGGCTCTTAATCGTTTGATGGGCAAAGATAATGATATCGGTGATGATGAAAAAGATGAGATAGCAAAAGAAAGACTTTCGTTACATAAAGCCGATATTTTAAGATTTTTACTTCATTATTCAAACAATAGAAGCGATTCATCATTTGAACAAAGATATTTATTACGTTATCAGAGAAATCTTAACGTCCAAGACGGCATGTTAAAATCAGTTCGCAGATTAGTTGGAGATTGGGATAATTTAAGTCAAAATCAGAGAGCATTAGTAGTAACACGATTAGTTCAATGGTTCCGTAGAAAGGCAAGACTTGCAGAAATATTTCCAGCACTTCTAAAATTACAAAAACGTGGTAATTATGCGGTTGACGACAAAAAAGATGATAAGAAAAAGATGTGGGATAAGCCAATAGTACAAGTCGGCGCAGTTATCGCCGCCCACCAAGCAGGTAAAGCCATTGGCAAGAGATTGGGTCGAACAACGTATACTACTAAGAGAGATCTTAGTCATAAGTACGCAGATAGATATCAAAGAGACTAATTAATTAATTAATTAATTAAAGAGGGGGGCAATTTGTCCTCTTTTTTAGTTTTACTTGAAGATAAATAACATACTGAGGAAGATAAATACAATTAGAAATTAATTTTATTTGAGGAGATTTTATGGCTGATAAAGAACCAAGATTAGCACACTTAGAAGCGGAGAGTTTGGAAACTCACGTGGCTGTATGCTATGAAAGATACCATCATTTTAATAAGTCATTAAAAGATATTAATGATAAGATTGACAAGAATGAAAAAGAGATGGATAAAGGTTTTACTGAAATAAAGAGAATGTTGATATGGACAGCATCAACTTTGTTTTCTACCATGTTGATTGCCATATTTGCACAATTTTTTAAAATATTTTAAGAGTAATTACAATGTTATTTAATGAACTTGTCCAAGAAGAGATATATGAAGCAAAGTTAGTATATGCTAGAAAGGGAAGAACGATTATTCGTAAATATAGATGTGGTTCTGGAAGACTTAAGGGTAAAACAGTATCAACACCTGGCGCATGTTTTAAACCAGTTAATATGAAGAAACGTTTCACATTAGCAAGAACAAAAGCAAAAATGGGTGCAAGAATGAAACGTAAGGCTAAGATGACTCGTAGAATGAATCCAGCCAGTAAAAGATTAAAAACTCTAAATAGAAGATAACGGAGAATATAATGTCATTAAAGAATGAAATAGAAAAAACAATGTTTAAAGAAGGTATGGAAGATAGAATACAAGATATTGCTAGTCTTATTGGTGCTTCAGTAGAAGGCGTACAGAAAAGACTAAAAACATTGACATTTTCTGATTATATTTTTGTGATGAATGCAGTAGAAAATAAAGACAAACTCTCTATTGAACGTCTTCTGGGATTGGTACATTCTCCCATTGATGATGTTGATGAGGGTACAAAGAGAGATTTAGCCAAAGCACACACACTTAAACATACACTTCCACGTTTAGACAGAGAAAAATATGAATCACGTGATGGACTAGAAGGTCCTATTATGACAAAATCAGGTAAAGTAGTATACTACGACCCGAAAGAAGGAAAGTATTTAGATCCAGATACAGATATATATTTGTCATATGAAGAATGGAAAAAACTAAGTGAAGCATATAGCACAGGCTCACAAGGTCCAGATGCAGAAGGCGGTGACGCATATGTAGATGCAGATGCAGATGTAGAAGTGGACGAACCGGTAGGGGCAACAGCACCGATGGATAATGCGACAATGGGTAAAATTAAATCGGCAAGAATTCAAGCAATGCAACGTCTTGGAAGAGACAACTTAGGCGGAGCAACAGCGGCACAGACAGCAGATGCAATGGACAAAGCAGAACAGGGTAAACCATTGACTCCTATTCAGCGTAGGGCTATGGCATATCAAGCACAGAATTTAGACAATCTGGCAGGAAGTCCAGATACTAGAATACAGTTTAGAAATTTACTTAATAGATTAAGAAAGCAACAACAAAGATTACAACAAGAACAAGAATGAAATTAAAAGAAATATTAGGTGGGTTATACGTAATGATTACAGAGGAAGAAGAAGATTTGATTACCAAATACTTCTCCGAGGGAGATTATGTGAATGAATCGCAACTGTCAGGTAGAGAAATGAGACTGGCAGAGGGATTATCATACAAAGGTGTGTTAGTTCCTACTTTACGAGGATATAAAACTGTTTAACAACTAGGAGTCTCAGATGTCTGCACCAACCAAAAAAGATATAGATTTAATGTCGAATCTGATGAAAGTCATGGAAGGCAAAAAACCAACTAAACTCACAGAAACAACTAAACAAGGCGACACATCTCCTGTAGATGTCACTTCTGGCGTAAAACGTTCAGATATAGATGCAATGTCAAAAATCATTAAAGGATTTGAAAAAGCAACTTCAAATGTTGCGGCTAAAGTCAAAACGACAATTAGTGAATCCACTAGAACTGAAAAAGGAGTCAATGTAGGCGCATTTTCAGTAGAAAAAAATGACGAAGATAGATATAACATAATTGACCGCCGTAGCAATAGTATATTGTTTGAAGATATACAATTATATGAATCAGTTTGTTGTATTGCCAAATATCTTAATGAAGATAAACCAATTAATTCTCCAGAAATTACTGATATAATTAGAATAAATGAATTATTTGAACGTCATTATATTGGAGCAATTCAACATAAACATTCATATCAAGTTGCCAAACGTGAAAATAATGGTGGCAGAATGGATATTGCCCAAGCAAGATTTTCCCAATCAAAAAATGAAGCAGGTAGAGCCAAGAAAAAAATTACAAATCTTTACGAAGATATAATTTTTTAAATATTATATTTGTGTATTAAAAAGATAAATACATGTAATATACAGTATACTGGGATAATTAATATGAATTTACATACAACAAGTTTCTTTAATTCGACTGAAGTTAGCATATCTTCACGAATGAATGAATATCTGAAGAAAAACTTCGGCTATGAAGTTGAAGGTGATTTCGATACATTACAAGAAGCAAGAAAATCACTTCAGGCAGAACAACTTGAATTAAAAGACAACTACATGAGTGCGAAATATGTAGAAAATATGTTAATGATTGAAACAATTACTTCATTATTAAAAGCACATGGTGAGGAACCCAGCAGTGAAGAATCTTTAGAAGAAGCAACTAACAAGGTCAGTATGGCCAAACTTAAGACTGGCGATATAGTAACACTTCTTGCAAAGGGACCTGGGGCTGTTAGAAATGGATTCAAAAGAGGAGAAAATCCTTTCGGTGAAGGAAACGAAATTAAGATTTTAGGATTTGGAGTAGTTCCATATAAGGAGAAGGCGGATAAAAGGCATGTATTGGCTAATAGCCTTGCTGATTTTAAAAGCAAATATAAAAAAGAAATAAGAGATTTGAAATCTGATGATGATTACGAAAGAGGACTTCAAATGAAATTTAACTCTCGTGCTAGATTGAGTACAATAGTTAATGATATAGTTGACCAACCCGGATTTGTAGGATACATCATAGAACCATTAGGTGATGCCAAAAAAATTGACTTGTTATATATCTCACTAAGTATGAGTGATGACAAATGGGTTATAGGTTATACAGTAGATGAAATGGAGTTTGATTTAGTATCAGGTGGTGCAAGTCAATCAGAATCTTTAGAAGAAGATGAAGAAAAAGGTCCTGACCATTATAAATGGAAAAATGACTCTCAATTGGCTGTTGCTCTAGGTCGTATTGAAAGTGCTATGGAAGCCCTAGATTATGCGATACAATACAGAAGTGAGAATAGTGATAAATTTTTAAGGGGATTTGAAGAACGAGCAGGAGTTGGCGACTTAATGAGAATTAAGGAAAAACTTGTAGACATACATTCTAATTGGGAAAAAGAAACCGAATACTACGGAATGTAATATATTATAATTGAGGAAATAAAATGGAAAGAACAGAATTAGAAAAAACTTTACATGAGCAATTAAATGCTCTACTTGAAGTTGATGCCGCAGAAGCAGAAATTACAATGGCTGCCAGAGGCATTGTTGATGAATTGCAAGATGTTATTGAAAAGTTAGGCAAGATTCAAAACGACCAAATTGGTCCACTAGCAGACGAAATGGCATATTCACATGGACCAGAACAAGCGGCAACGTTTAAAGGTCAAGTTGATGATGCAATTAATGGTTTACTAGGACAAGCACGTTCTGCCAAAGATGCAGTAGCAGATGCTACACTTGTACTATCAGGCGAAAAAATGGCTGATGACATGAGTGATGTTGAACTTGGTGGCGATATGGGTGCAGACCTAGAAGATGATATCACAGCAGACATTGGTGGTGATGAATCAGCATCAGGTGAAGAATCAAATCCGTTAGGTAGAGAAGAAAGAGCCTAATATGAATATTCGTCTACTCTTACAAGAGAAGGCAAATTATGATGCACAGTTAATGGGTGACATCAATGCCTATCTCATTTCATTAAAGGCAAATGATATTCCTTCAGTTACTATGGACATGATGGTCCGTGAGTTAATAGGAATGGGATATACGGTAGATGCTGAATCAATGGTTGATTTATTAGCAAATAGTAAGTATATATCAAAGGTTACAGTAGATACGATAGAGTTAGAACACAGACTGAATAAAAGTGACAAGGCTGGCAAAGATTCAGTACACAAATTAGCAGTTAAAACAGCAAAAAAGAAGGTGAAATAATGGCATTAATAGTTAGAGGCGAAACAAAAACTATCTCTAAAGAAGAGATGAAAAAACTTGTCGAAGATTTAAAGAAAAATCCAGATGATGACGCATTTGAAGGACTTTCTCCAGCAAAGAAAGAAATTAGAAAAGAAATTCAAGATGCAAAAAGACATCGTGAATTTATGCATCGTGTTGCACAAAACGAAGAAAGAGATTTGCAAAATGTAATAGCAACGAGTGAAATCGTAACAATCGCAGTAGGTGAGACAGTTTCAACAATTGAAGAACTTGCAGAGTTACCAGAAGTAGATTTCGAATCAATGACTAAAAAGCAAATTGACGAATGGGCTGAAGAAAATCTTGGAATTCAATTAGACCGTAGGCGCACCAAAGCAAGACTAATCGCAGAAGTTAAAGAAAATTTATAAATCACTTGATTTTTAAGTCAAAGTGTAGTATACTTATGCTATGCTTAAAGAAAAATTCACATATAATCCCCTAGAACGAGTAAATATCAAAGGCAGTCGCCATTATCAAACGCCTGGCGGGCAGTCTTTGCCAAGTGTTACAACAATATTAGATGCATTAAAAGATAAAACTGCATTATTTGAATGGCGCAAACGTGTCGGAAATGAAGAAGCAGATAGAATTGTACGTCTTGCTGTTGGTATAGGAACACAAGTTCACTTACATTTAGAAAAATTCATCTTAGAAGAAGATAGACCTGGCGGTACAAATCTCATTCATCAAATGGCAAGAGAGTTATCAGAAATTGTCATTGAACAAGGCTTATCAAATTTAGATGAAGTATGGGGAACAGAAGTCCCACTGTATTATCCTGGTCTGTATGCAGGCACAACTGATTGTGTTGGTGTATGGAAAGGTAAACAAGCAATCATTGATTTTAAGACGACTCGCAAACCAAAGAAGCGACAGTGGATTGATGATTACTTCTTACAAGGTGCGGCTTACGCCGAAGCCCATAATGAAATATATGGCACTGATATCAAAACAATTGTTATAATGATGATTGGTTGGGATGAAGAAGCAGATAATATGGGTAACTATCAAGAATTTGTTGTTGAAAGTGACGAGTATGAACGTTATGCAAGATTGTGGGCAAATAAGGTCCAAGTGTATTTTGATAAATACATGTAATAATGGGAGTTTAAGAAATGGCAACAAATGTAAAAATTTTATTAAGACGCGGTGCTAGATCCGAGATATCAGCAGATACGTTATCGACTGGTGAAATGGGTTTTGCTGATGATACTAATCAGTTATATGTTGGTATTGACGCCGCGATTGATGAACTAGTATTTGATCCATTTGCAAATGCACACGCAGTTGTTCAGTCGTACTTAGATACATATACAGCAGAAACAGGATTAGTTATAGATGAAGATTTGATAATTAGAAATGTAACTGATGTTGATGCACTTCTCTTAGACATGGCAACTAATGGTACATTTAATGTACATCAATTTGGTAGAGCAAGACGAAACGTAGAAGTTCTTACTGAAAATAGTTTCAGTCAAGCATTTGCTAATCTGCATTTACAATCACATACAGCCGCATCTGGCTTACGTTCTGATTTATTTAAGAAAGAATTAAATGCTACGTCTGGCACATTTCTAAAATATGCGGCGGCGGATTGTACCTCATTTTTTATTGACTATTCATTGAAACAAGTAGGTTCTACAATTACATTTGTTCGTGTAGGTACACTTCAAATTATCAATGGTGTTCCTCAATCAATTAATTTAACAAACATCACAGACACAAATACAGAAATTCATCAAGACCTTAACACTGATACAATTGTAGATCCTAATGAAATTTCAAATATTGAATTCACAGCAGTTATAGATGGCACTGATATAAAAGTTAATTATACGCAAGATGTAAACTTTACTACTGAAATTAGTTATACGGTAAAACGATGGACAATGTAAATGCAAGATAAAGCAATATTGCTTTATGAATGGCGCCAATTACGATTAAAACTACAAAAAAAATTTACTAAATCAACACTTCAGAAAATCGTTAATTGGTGGAAATCTTTTCCATATCATAGCAATGGATTCAATTATGACGATATCACAACTTTTCCTGATGTATGGGAGTATATCAGTGAAGAATTCTATACAAATAGTGGCAATGGATTAGGATGCTTCTACACAGTATATCACGCACACCCAGATAAAAACCCAGAATTATGGTTAATCTTAGACCTTAGTCACCAAGGTGAGATGTATCTTGTTACGTATGTTGATGGCTATATTCTCAACAGGCTAAATGGTAAGGTAGATAAATATGAGAACGTTAAAGATGACATAGACATTATGGAACGAATAACATACGAGGATATAAGTCCACATCTTAAAAATAGAAGATAATTAAGTGTGTAGATAATGTATAAATAAATACATAGTATAACTAAAGGTAAAAAAAATGCTAAAAGAGAAAACATATGAATCAGGTGATATTGTAACATTATATTTACAAACTGGACAAGAAATATTAGGTAAATTCGTGTCAGAAGATGATAGTTCTACTGTTGTTTGTAAACCATTAACAGTTGCAATTGGACCAAAAGGTGCGGCATTTCAACCATTCACTGTAACAGGTGATAGTGAAAAAAATGTATCATTTAAGACAGGAAAAATTATTTCTGTATTAAAGACAAACACGGCAACATCTGCATCATATCTAACAGCAACTACGGGACTTGTAGTTCCAGAAAAAGGAGGAATTCTTCAATAATGTCACAAGCCGCGAGAACAACTGACCCAATATCACCACACTCATCGTGTTCGCCTGGACAGTGCGGACCAGGAAGTAGTAATGTGATAATTGAAAATAAACCAGCATATCGTGTGGGTGATAAAACAATACCGCATGGTATTTCTCAACCTCTTGTAGGTTGTGTTCCGCATGTTACGCCATTAGTAAAAGGTTCTCATAACGTTTTTGTAAACAATCAACCAGCAGGCAGAGTAGGTGATAACCATTCCTGTGGTGTAGTGGTTGTATCAGGCGCAAATAAGGTGATTATAAATGGCTAGTGAAGCGGAAATCGAAAGACTATATCAGTTATTTGTTACGAATGGTGGTGGTTCATTATCATTTGATGGTACAAATTTAACTCCAAAACAATATTCTGAGGCTGTTTCGGCATCAAACTTGACGCCATATGAAATGGCACAGTTGGAAGCAAAACAGCACCAATACAATAGACAAGCGGCATTAAACTCTATAGCAAATGAAATAGAGGCTAATAATTTCACTAATCCATATGCGGCACGAGGAGCATATGGTAATTCTCTGTTTTCTGCTTTAGGTTCATCATCTGCTGTAACTAATGAAGTAACAGATTTGAATAATGCTTTTTCTGGATTTAGTGGTGCCGATATGGCATTAATATTCGCAGGAGTATTATCACAAACAGGTGTAGATTTAGAAAAATTTCTAAAGATTCTAGGACTATCAGCATTGGGAATTGGAATGTATACTTCTCTTACGAATCATACAAATAATCAGACAGCCAATATACCATCAACAATGCAAGATGCAAGTTCTCTAGCATCAATGAATGAACAGTTTGGTGAACAAGGAGATCCTTGTTCATTTTTTAATCAGTTAATGGGTTTATTAGCCGGTATATATGATGGTACTTTAGACTTTATTGATAACGCAATTGGCGATATAACCACGTTTCTAAATGATACAGGCATAACATCTTTATTACAGAGTATCATAGCCGCGATTGTCGGTGCAGCCGGTGTCGTTGCAGATGTAATAAGTGCAATAGTTGGAGTTGGAATACAATTATTAGGTGGTATTATTGGTGTAGTAGCACAAGTAATAAATGCAATTGGTGATATAACATCAGCAATCGCAAATGAAATCTCGTCTCTAGCCGATATGGCTGCAGAACTTTTGAGAAAAGCATTAGCATTAGTTCTTGGTGGAGCGGCATCAGATCCTTGTAAGAGAAAAGTACTAGAAAATACGGGTACTACTGCTATGAAAGATGCAGTCACTCAGTTGAATCAACCACTCGGCTCAGGACCTCCTCATATGATAGGAACAACTACAGATAATAGAGCAAACGCAGAGGAAGTAAAAAGAGAAATGAAATACTCACGTGATGAAGCATTACTTGATCCAGGAGTTCCTCAATCTCCATTTGCAGAATCGTCAAAGAACTATGTTCCAAAGGATTCAGGCGAAGATTCATCTCTACACTCTAAAATGTATAATAGTTCTTACAAGATAGAGGGTAAACAGATTACAACAAGGAGATATGACGATTATAAAAGATTTAAAAAAGGAGAAATGACTTCCAAAGAAGAAGTTGCATATCTTAGTGAATTTACAAATACTGACCTAGAAACTGGTGCAGTGTATAAAAGAGAAATAATACTCACTGCCGCTGTATATGAAGAAGCATACTCTAAATGGACAAAAAAACAGAGAGCATACGTGAAATCTCTATATACAGGTAGTGGTAATACTTATGTCCAAAAAACAATACTTTCAGATATATACAGGTTGACCAAAGTTGGTGACTTTACAAATAAATCATCATTACACACTAGACTACAACAGTTAGAGTCTGGATTGGCTAGTGACTACAAAGTGGTGAGGGATTTACTAAACACAAAAACTATCGACACGCATTTTCAATATGGTACACCTGATGGTAGAGTTGACAAATTTAAGGAAGCAGAAGTTAAGAAGAATTGGGAGACAATTATTGAACCAGCCATACAACGCAAATATGATTTAGCAGTTAAAAATCTAGCAAAAACTAAAAGCGAGTGGGAGAGTATTAAGAAACAGGTGTTTGAGAATCGTACGAAAGCAGAGGAGTTTGATAATTAAGTACAACTTCTCCAGGTGACTTTTAAATAAAAGAGTATTGACAGTAAAGTCTTTTAATGTTATACTATAACATATGTTAAATAATCAACAAAGCCAGATAAATACTATAAAATATAGTGATAATTTATTTGGAGACTTACCATGCAGGTAAACGAAATCATTAAATCAATTGAAGAAGGATTATACGACCCACATATCTTTAAAGCGGTATTTATGGCAGGTGGACCTGGTTCAGGTAAAAGTTATATTGCAACATCTACTTTATTAAAACGCACTGGTTTAAAAATAGTAAACTCGGATGATATATTTGAGTATAAGATGAAAAAACAAGGATTGGATTATGAAGATCCAGATGTTATCTATAGTGATAAAGGTCAAGAAACTCGAAATAGAGCAAAAGAAATGACTCAAACTAGAGAAAATATGTATCTTGCCGGTAGATTGGGATTAATTATAGATGGTACTGGAAGAGAAGTAACTAAGATAGCACGTGCTAAAGAAAAATTAGTTAATATGGGTTACTCATGTATGATGATATTTGTTAATACAAGTCTAGAAATAGCACAACAAAGAAATCTAGACAGACCAGGAAGAACAATTAGACCAGAAGAAGTTGAAAAAATGTGGAAAGCAGTACAAGAGAATATGATGAAATATCAGCAATTATTTGGTGCTGATAAATTTCAAGTTGTCGATAATAATGGTGGACTCGAAGACCCAGATAGAGCAGAAAATTTTGAGAAGGTTGCAAAAAATATTGATGCGTTTGTAAATAGACCACCAAGAAGTAAATATGCAAAGACTTGGATAGAAGACCAAAAGAAGAAGAAAAATATAATGAATCAACAATAGTAGATGGGTAAATAATGGAATCAATAGTAGAGAAATTATCTAAATTTAGAAAAGATATAGACTTAGATTTTGTTAAAAAGACACATGTTCATTATTGTACGCCATGTTATGCGGGTCAAATTTCAGAACCATATTTTAGGTCTTGGACAAAGGGTCATATGATGTTTACGAAATACCAAATTCCGTATACATTAACAACATCAGCAAATGAGAGTTTAATTTCTAGAGCAAGATGCCACATGGTGGCGTATTTTATGTCTAATCCAGAAGCGACTCATATGATGTTTATTGATGCTGATATAAATTTTGATGCAATTGATATATTACATATGTTACAACACGACAAAGATGTCATAGTTGGGGCATATCCAAAAAAACAATTAGACTGGACATCTATTAAAGATGCAGTCGATAGAGGATTAGATGAAGGCGCAATCAAAGATACAGGAGCAAATTATGCCTTGAACTTTGATTGGGGTTACAATGAAGAAACAGATACACGCAATTTACAAATTGAAGATGGATTAATTAAACTCAAAGACGCTGGCACTGGATTTATGATTATTAAACGAAGTGTTATCGAGAAAATGATAGAAAGTTATCCTGAATTGTATTTCAATAACGATTTGCATCTTGAAGAAGAATTTTCAAAGTGGACATATCTGTTTTTTGACTGTATGCATGAAGAAGATACGAAGAGATATCTTAGTGAAGACTATGCCTTTTGTCGAAGATGGCAAAAACTAGGTGGTGAAATTTGGTTAGATCCATTAGTGAAATTAGACCATATAGGTCATTTTTCGTTTAATGGAAATGTTGGAAAGATGTTTTATTCGTCTTCTAACAGCGAAATTTTATAAAGATAACTACTGTAGTAAGACAATATTAATAATAAGAGGATGATGTAATGGGGTTAATTAAGAAGTTTGAGAAAGTATACGCTAATAAAGAACACGAAGAGATGACACTTGTTGAATATCTTAAATTGTGTAAAAAAGATAAATTAGCATATGCATCTGCCGCGGAAAGATTATTGGCAGCGATTGGAAAACCAGACGTAGTTGATACTAGCACAAATGCTCGATTAAGTCGAATTTTTCTAAATCGCACAATTAAAGTTTATCCAGCGTTCGCAGATTTTTATGGAATGGAAGAGGCAGTAGAAAGATTGGTAGCATATTTTAGACAATCTGCTCAAGGTCTCGAGGAAAAGAAACAAGTATTATATCTATTAGGTCCAGTTGGCGGTGGTAAATCATCATTAGCAGAGAGACTGAAAGAGTTAATGGAAAAATATCCATTCTATGTGTTAAAAGCAGGTGATGAAATTTCACCGGTATTTGAATCACCACTGGGATTATTCGAACCTAAAGAATTTGGTAAAGATGCTGAAAAAGAATATAAAATTCCAACACGATATCTTACTGGATTATTGTCACCATGGGCAGTTAAACGACTAGACGAATTCGAGGGAGACATCACAAAGTTTAGTGTTGTGAAAATGTATCCATCTAAATTGAAGCAAATCGGTATCATGAAAACTGAACCTGGCGATGACAACAATCAAGATATTTCAGCACTAGTTGGTAAGACTGATATCCGTAAATTAGAATATTTCTCACAAAATGACCCAGATTCGTATGCGTTCTCCGGTGCATTATGTCGTGGTAATCAAGGTCTCATGGAATTCGTAGAGATGTTTAAAGCACCAATTAAAGTATTACATCCATTATTAACAGCAACACAAGAAGGAAACTACATGGGCACTGAAGGTATTTCAGCGATTCCATTTAACGGTATTGTAGTTGCTCACTCAAACGAGAGTGAATGGGAAACATTTAAAAATAATAAAAACAATGAAGCATTCTTAGATAGAGTATATATCGTTAAAGTTCCATATTGCTTACGTATAAACGAAGAAACAGAAATCTATAAGAAAATGTTAAATGCATCAGGACTAGATAGTAGCAGATGTGCGCCGCATACACTTCGTATGTTGGCACAGTTCTCAATTCTTTCAAGATTAAAAGAACATAAGAATTCAAATTTGGCAGCCAAATTGAGAGTATATGATGGTGAAAACTTACATGATGTAGATCCAAAAGCGAAAAGTATGCAAGAATACAAAGATGTCGCAGGGGTAGATGAAGGAATGAGAGGTATGAGTACCCGTTTTGCATTTAAGATTCTTTCACAGACATTTAACTTTGATCCAGAAGAAATAGCGGCAGATCCTGTACATCTTATGTATGTATTAGAAACTGCGATTAAACGTGAACAATTTGTAGAAGAAACAGAAGAAAAATTAATTGGATTCATTAAAGACCATTTAGCAGTAAAATATAGTGAACAAGTAGGAAAAGAAATTCAGAAAGCATACTTAGAGAGTTATCACGAGTATGGTCAAAATCTATTTGACAGATACTTAGATTATGCTGACCATTGGATTCAGAACATTGATTATAAAGATCCTGATACTGGTAACTTATTTGACCGTTCTATTCTTAATGAAGAATTAGAAAAAATTGAAAAACCTGCTGGTATTGTAAATCCAAAAGACTTCAGAAATGAAGTTGTGAATTGGGTCTTACGTGCTAGAAGCAAATATAAAGGAAAGAATCCGCCTTGGACTGCTTATGAAAAAATGAAAGAAGTAATAGAACACAAGATGTTCGCAGGAACAGAAGAATTACTTCCAGTTATTTCATTTGGTAGTAAGAAAAGCAAAGAAGACCAATCTAAACATGATGATTTCATAGACAGAATGGTAACGAAAGGGTATACGACCCGACAAGTTAAACGATTAGTGGAATGGTATATGCGGGTTCAGAAGTCTAACTAGAGGAAGACTTTATGGCAAACAACATTATCGATAGAAGGAAGAATGGTGACTTGAGAAATCCAGGTTCAAAGTCTACGGACAATCGTCAAAAGTTTATCAAACGAACAAGAGAGGAAATACGAAAGAGTATTCATGATTCTCTAGGTAAACGTAGTATCAAAGGTTCTGGTGATTCACAAGATGTTGTAATTGCTAGAAAAGGTATTGACGAACCACAGTTTAATCATAATCCCCAAACAGGCTCACGTGATATAGTTCTCCCCGGCAACAAAGATTTTGTTGAGGGAGACCAACTAGAGAAACCAAAAGGTGGTGGCGGTGCTGGTTCTGGTGGCAAAGCAGGCGAATCAAGTAATGAAGGCATAGGTGAAGATGAATTTGAATTTGCATTAAGCAATGATGAATTTGTTAATATCTTGTTTGAAGATTTAGAACTTCCTCATATGATTTCCAAAGAAAACAAATCAGTTGAACGTTTTGAGATAACTCGTAGTGGTTACACATCTTCTGGCAATCCATCACAAATGAATTTAGAGAAAAGCATGGTCAATTCAATTGGTCGAAAAATTGCTTTGAAATTTCCAAAACTGAGAAAGATACGAGAATTAGAAAAAGAACTCGACAATCTTAAAAAATTCTTTTATAAAACAACACAAAAACAAAAAGACGGCACAGAAGAATGGGCCCGATATCAAGAGATTGAAAAAGAAATTCGCAGATTACGTATAAGTGCAAATGCAGTTGCATTTGTTGATCCAGTGGATTTAAGATTTAACAATTTTACTAAGAAACCTGCACCAATTTCACAAGCAGTAGTATTCTTCATTATGGATGTCAGTGCAAGTATGACTCAACAACATAAAGACTTAGCGAAACGCTTTTTTATGTTGCTTAATCTATTTGTATCTAGAAAGTATAAAAAAGTAGAATGTGTCTTTATTAGGCATCACATCCAAGCAAAAGAATGCACTGAAGATGATTTCTTTAATAATAAAGAAAACGGCGGTACAATAGTTTCAAGTGCATTTAAACTTGCGAAAAAAATCATTGATGACCGTTATTCACCAAATGAATGGAATTTATATTTTTCTCAAGCAAGTGACGGTGATAACTGGGATAATGATAATGAAGAACTCCTAGATATCATTGATAAAGACATTTTGCCTGTAACTCAATATTTTAGTTATATTCAAGTTGGGACAAAACGCCACGGATACTACAATAGTGGCAATTTGTTACAAGAGTATGTGGCGTTAGAGGCAAATCATAAAAATATTATAACCAAACATATAGAAGATACTCTTGATATATATCCGGTGTTTAGAGAAATATTTAAGATAAAGGGAAAGAGTAACAAATGAGTGATTTAATATACACAGGATCTAGTTGGAATTTTGATAAATTGTATCGAATGATGGAAGCGTGTGAAGAAATAGCCATTAACGATATGGGGCTTGATTGCTTCCCAAATCAGTTAGAAGTTATTACATCTGAGCAAATGCTTGATGCATATTCAAGTGTTGGCATGCCATTGATGTATAATCATTGGAGTTTTGGCAAGAGTTTCATTTCAAATAAGAAACAGTATAGGTCAGGACAAATGGGATTAGCATATGAACTAGTTATCAACTCTAATCCTTGTATAAATTATCTCATGGAAGAAAATTCTATGACAACTCAATCTCTTGTAATTGCCCACGCGGCATTTGGGCATAATCATTTCTTTAAGAATAACTATTTGTTCAAACAATGGACATCACCTGATGCTATTGTAGATTATCTATTATTTGCAAAACGATATGTAAGAGAATGTGAAGAATTATATGGAAACGATGCAGTTGAGGAAACACTAGATGCGTGTCATGCCATTCAATATCAGAGTATTAACAAGTATAAGAGACCTGGCAAATTAAATACACAAGATGAGATTGAAAAACAACGTGCCAGAAGTGAATATTTACAGTCACAAGTAAATGACTTATGGCGTACAATACCGAATTCAAAAAAAGAAGGAAAAGAAGAAGAACAGGGCTGGCCAAAAGAGCCAGAAGAAAACTTGTTATATTTCTTAGAGAAATATTCTCCAATATTAACCCCATGGCAACGTGAGTTATGCAGAATTGTTAGACGAATAGCACAATATTTCTATCCTCAGTATCAAACAAAAGTAATGAATGAGGGCTTTGCAAGTTTTACACATCATTATATATTTAATAAGTTGTATGACCAAGGTAAAGTTGACGATGGATCAATGCTTGAATTCTTCAGATTACATAGTGCAGTGTTATATCAACCACCGTTCGATTCACCCAATTATGTGGGGTTTAATCCATACGCACTAGGCTTCGCTATACTGAAAGATATTCAACGAGTATGTACTGAGCCCGATGCAGAAGATAAACAGTGGTTCCCTCACTTGGCTGATACAGATTGGCGTGTTACAATCAAAGATATTGCCGCAAACTATCGTGATGAAAGTGCAATTTTACAATTTTTGGGACCGAAAGTTATCCGTGACCAAGGAATGTTTAATTTACATGATGAATTTCATTATGACAACTATCTAGTTACATCAATACATGATGACCGCGGTTATAAGAAGATTCGTAAGCACTTAAGTGCAAGTTATGAAACTGCGGCGATGATACCTGATATTCAAATAACAAAGGCTGACATTAAGGGTTCACGTGATTTGACACTTTTACACGAAAGTTATAAGGGAAAGAAATTAGACAAGAAAACAGCAGACCAAGTATTGACTCATGTTCAAAAGTTGTGGGGATACAAAGTGAAATTATACACAATGCATGATGAAACTCTATTAGATGTGTTTGAATCTAAACAAGTTTCAAACAGTGGGGTTGGTTCTTTACAAATAAAAGATCCCGATAATTGGTAATTATACGTTTCAAGTATTGCATAATAGTCCTATATGTGTTATACTTAATAGATACGATTATTAGGAGAATTAAATGAGTTATGCTGAAACCTTTCAACAAAGTAATGTATTCTGTTTGAAATACAAAAAAGACTTACCTGCTCTTTCAACTGCCCCCTTTCCTGGTGAAGCAGGTGAAAGAATCTTAGAAAACATATCTGCTCAAGCATGGAACGAATGGCTTGAGATGCAGACTATGTTTATCAATGAAAATCAACTAAACATGATGGATAGTCAGGCTAGAACGTTCTTAGCAGAACGAAGAAATGAATTTCTCTTTGAAGGTGGCGAAAAATTTGACCCACCTACGCCTGTTTAGATGCAAACTAAAGGTAAAGTACTAGTAACAGGTGGAACAGGATTTATAGGAACAGAATTAGTAGAGCAGTTACACGTAAGAGGATATGAAGTAACTATCTTAGATAGAAAAGATAAACCCATTGGATTAGACCACGTCAAGTATATACAAGGAGAATTATCTAATCCGGCAAGATGCGTAATGGCATGTGGAAATCAAGATTATGTCATTCACTTGGCAGCCAAAGCACGAATTCCTGAGAGTTTTATCAATCCTGATGAATACTTTGACAGTAATGTAACAGGTACAAGAAATATATTGACAGCCGCTAGTGCGGTGGGTGTCAGAAAATTCATATATGCTGGTTCTAGTTCAGTATATGGAAACAACACGCCGCCTAATAAACCCAATCATAAACCAGACCCATTAAATTATTACGCAATGTCAAAATTGTTTGGTGAACACTTGTGTAAGCAATACAAAATTATGTTTAATCTCAATTATAATATATTGAGATTTTTTACAGTATATTCTGAAAATCAACCAACTTCTTTGTTGTTTGGCAAATTTGCTCAAATGGTCAAAGAAGGTAAGCCAGTAACTATTCACGGTGATGGTGAGTTCAAAAGAGATTTCATTCATGTGTCTGATGTTGCATCAGCATGTATTGCCAGTATGGAAAGTAAAGTTAAAAATGATACATTCAATGTAGGCACTGGAACTAGCATATCAGTTAACGATGTTGTTGATATATTAAAGAAATATGCACCAGATTTGGAAGCAATAAATGTAGATAAACCAAGAGGATATGCACCCGAGACATTGGCAGATATTAGTAAAACTAAAAATTTATTAAATTGGTCTCCCAAAATTGAGATAGTCCCTGGACTAAATACTATGTTTGAAGAGATATTTAATGACAGATAAATACAGTAGTATATTAATAAGGAATAGCCATGAAATTAGTCGATAAAGATGATAAGATATTAAAGACAGAGTGTGACGAACATATTCTTTCAGAACATTCTGAAAAGTTAGCGTATGATATGATGATAGTGATGAAAGAACACGAGGCACTGGGTCTTGCGGCA